ATATCTACCGAAAGCCAACCTAGTTTTTTTAAGCTTAGGAAAGGGAGCAGGAGGCCAATCTGGATTAATCCAAGTAGACTTCTTACGAGGGGAACAAGAGGTATTAATTATAAAGAAACGTTCACGAGGTACCCCTGCCTGCTTACGAGCTTTATTAATATGCTGCCACAGGAAAAGGCCATCCTCATCTTCCGGGCTACTCTCATAGGTCTTATCCTCTGAGGCGTAACCATCTTTATCTTTAATATAAAAATATACTTTAACAGGCATGTACCTATTATAAGCTATACCTTATTCAACGTCAAGCGTTCCTTCGTCAGAAACGGCTTTTTTCTTAGGTTTTTTTACCGTTCTCTTATCAATATCAATGTTATCTACCTGCTTTCGCATCATTTCTACAATGGAATTCGCAAATTCTTCATTACCATCAGAATGTGCTATCAGCATATCAATATCAATGTTTTCAAGTAACTTATATTTAGTTGCTTGTTGTTTCTTTTCTTTCTGTATACGTCTTACGAACGCAAAGAAAGTAATTTGAGTAAAGTATGCAAAAGGATTCATACCTCTATTAGGGTCAAACTTCTCAACAGCAGTCAAGCAGTTTTCAATCCCATCAGAGACCATATCGTCTTTAAACGTATAATTAATAAAGTTAGCTTTATACGAAAGGTGAGTTGCAATCTTGAGAAAGCACTCACCAATATATTCTGTAACTCTAGGTTTTTCTAAATTACCCTCTTTTGCCTCTAAGACCTTCTTACGATATTCAACTAAAGCTTCAAAGAACTTTTTATTGTCGACGTAATGGGCAGGGGCTTTTTTAGTGGAGGGTATGTGCTCCACTACTTGACCTACTATCATTTTCATCCTCCTCGGATATTTCAATTTCACCGTTATCGTCATCACCCGAGAGTGCTTGTTCAATGTCTTCTTCTGTAGCCATATCTAAATTATCGTACTCAATAATAAATTGCTTATATTGAGCTTCTGCTCTCTCTAGCACATTAGTTGCAATTACAACGTTGCGTGCAGGAATTCTTAAAACTTCTTTTGCAGACATCTTAAGCCATGGCTGCATCATATAGGACTCAATAACCCCTCCGGCATAAGGCATCTTCATAGAGTGAATTTCTACCGGCTCAGAAACTTCAATATATTTCTTATCAGCCAAATCCATACACTCATCTTCAGTAGAGACAATTAAATTCTCTCCACTGGTTAATTTTAAAAACTTACAGTACATTATAGAGGTACCTTTACTAATTTGTAGTCAAAGTGCTCATCATTATAGGTCTTAATTCTTTCGATCATATGTAATAATGTATAGTTCTTTCTTGCTTTCCAAGTCAGATCATCGCCAATATCATATAGATTACAAAACGTCTTTGCATCGCCTTTTCGTAAACCTCTACCTACTGATTGTAAGTTTCTAATCTTAGACTTCGTAGGAGATGCAAATATGATATTGTGAAGGTTCCTAATATTTATACCTGTAGAAAACGTACCGTAGGATGCAACAATAATAGCATCTTTCTCTAGTTCGGTAATACGTCTGATATCTTCTCTATCAGCAGTCTCAGTACCCCCAAATACAAAGAATACTTTTCTATCACCGGCCTTAGCCTTAATCATATCAAAAAGTATTTGCCCGTGCTTCTCTACATACTGAAATAGCACCAATGAGTTACCAGTTTGTTTAAGAGCAAGATTACGAATGAATTTATTTCTAGGCTCGTACCCGCAAAGAAAGTCCATTTCATCGGGATACTTATTATCCTTACATGCCTTCTTTACATCATCAGGGTACTGGAGTATCAGGCCAAATATTCTTAACTCAGCCAATTGATCGTTATCCATCAATTGCTTGGTAGATGTTACCTTGTATACAGAACCGAAAAGGCCTTCAAGTACTAACCTATGAGTCTTTGTACCATCTAATGTACCCGTGGTACCAATACGATAAGGTGTATTGACCATTTTATGCATAATACCAGTTAAGGACTTTGCCTTAAAAGTATGTGCCTCATCTCCATACACTACTTGGTAGTTCTCAAAAAACTTTTTAGGTAATTCATAAACCGATTGCCAGGTAGAGATTACTATTGGAAAGAGGTTCTCTTTAGAATGGCCTGCATATATGCGTGAGCAAGATTCTGATACTTTCCATCCATTGTTTTGAGAGTAAGATTGGAAATCTGCGTACATTTGCTCGACCAAAGAGGTCGTAGGGACCAGGATAATTTGACGTCTTCCAAACTTTTCATTCCAACGGAGTAAACAGTATATAATGAGAGACTTACCGGAACCAGTTGGGGACAGAAGAAGGCGTCTTCCATCGGTAATTGCTCTATAAACTGCATCGAGTTGATAATCTCTGATGGACTCGCCACCGGGGAGTGATAGGTTAAGTTCATTAATAAATTCTTTCAACAGTTCTATTGTTACAGAATCAGATTGCTCAATATACTCACTGTAGTCAATTGTGTATTGATTGACCTCGGCAAAATGTTCTAGATAACTTTTTAAACCAACATACAACTCTTTTGTAAACATAGAAAAGAGTCTAATCTTACCATCCCATATCTTGTTACGAAAAAGAGGGTGAAACTTAGCGCCTGGAGCATCAAAAGAAAAATGATCAGCCAATTCCTGTGCAATACTAGGATCTGATTGTACAGTTAGGTAAACATTGTTTTTCTTCTTGATTGCTATATCGGCCATTACATCATACCGTTAGTAAACTTAGCCCACTCAATACCCGATTTAATATCCCAGGTACGAGAGTTAAGTGATCTGATTATTTGTTCCAGGGTATAGATAGTAGTCTTAAAGTATTCTATCTTATCTTGTAACTCAATCAGTTTATTATCACATTCAAGTAATTCGTCCATTTCGTTCTTTAATGGCTTATTACCTTGATATTGTGACCAGTTCTCATCTTCTAATTCCTGCTTGGTCATCTCACCCCTGAAGTATTTGTACTTTAAACGTCTGGTGTTAAGGTACTCAGACTCCGCCTTACGAAGCTGGAGCTTAGTAGTAGACATTACTGTAATATATTTGGAGTGTAGGATAGGAACCCGGGCAGCTTCGTGCCCAAGGTTCGTTTCATTAATAGGAGCGTCTTTAGTCCACTCATCCGTCAATTCACTTAGTTTCATAATGTAGTTAGTTAACCTTATTCAGGGAGATCTAAAGTTATAATTTCTTCTCTCTTCTCTTCTGGCTGAGGTCCAAAGCTGATAATAGCCTCTGGGTTACCCTGGAAGCAGAAGTGACCGTAATGGTTTAGAGAGATGGAAGGATCAAGCCAAACATCACCACCAATTTCTTGCCAGCGACGGCAGAACGTATAGTCTTCTGACAAGTAGCGGCGATCAATCGGGTCGATCATAGTATCGAACAAAGCGTAGAAATGATCCTTCAAGTCAGCATTAGCAATATTAACGTCGTTGTTATACTTAAGTTCAGGATATGCCTTGATCATCTTAAGAATAGCTTCACGGCTAATCATCATGAAACCTGTACCGGCATCATGTAGTTTAATCAGGCCGTTCTCTACTCCAATGGTCTTAGTTTCTTTATCTACAAACTTAAAGTTAATAGCATAGTCAGAACCGAAGGATGCCATATCGCGATCAGATAGGCTTTTATCTTTATTAGCTGGGTCTGTTAGGTTGGCTCTAATCTTATCCCAGGCAACCCCCTTCTTAGGATATGCTCCTACTACAACATCCTTCTTGTGCGCATAAAGCTTTAAAAGGTCTTCTGTCTGAAATTCAATATCGGCATCAATAAACATGAGGTGAGTATAATCAGATGCAAGGAAGTAAGCTACTAATACATTACGTGCACGAGTGACCAAGGACTCGTTAGCAATAGTACCGAATGCGAGAGGGATTTGATGACCGTTAAAGAATGTCATCATCTTGATAACAGAACGGAAGTAAGGTTCGTTTAGCTGACCACCATAGCATGGTGTTGCGATAAAGAATTTATTTTTACGAATCTCATCAACAGAAAGTTGAACTTGCTTAGTTGCCATAATTTAGCTCCAAAAAAGAATTATAATACTTCAATATCAAATAGTTTATATTTAAAAGAAGCGATGCCTACGAAATAATCAACCGAGGAAGACGTTATATCAAAATCTAGAGCTTCCACAGAAACGGGGAAAGTATCTTTAAAGTTAATATTAGTCTTCGGTACGTTGTTACTATCCAATATAGTTAAAGTTGCATCTGAGTAGGCTATAGCAGTTGAGCCCCAGAAGCATCTCT